ACCTGTTTTTGATAAGATACCAAATCTGGCGTCACTTGATATGGTTGCCATGTTGACAGTTTCACCGGATGCCATAAACGAAAATCCACTCCGTCTATTTTTAAGATAGCACATTCCGTAGCTTCTAACATCAGCTTTGCATGCTTCCCAGAATATAAAGAAGAGTCTGTTTGCTTCTCTATAGTCTGGATGTCCGACATCAATCTTTGACCATTGCAGGTACATGTAATGAGTGCCAGTAATATAAGTTGGTACATCTTTGTTATAAAACCAATATCCGGCTTCACGTCTGTTAAATTCTTCGTCAATATAACCTTCCCACTTTGCTTTAAACTCATCCGGATAGTTTTGCCAATCAAATATACTCTTAATATTTTTAAGCTCCTTAGGATAGTCTGAAACAGTCCATTTGTTAGGTCCCTTTTTTAAGGATTTAGGCTCAGGCGGCAAAGCAATACATAAATTTTGTATTTCAATAATCTGGCCTATCTGACCTGTTCTGCTTACTACAATAATATCGTGTTCTTTATTGTATCCATATTTCCACGACTTAGATCTATTTAATCTGTTTATAGTTGTAAACTTTATAGGCTCTACAACTTTAACTAAACTTTGTTGATACATTACTTAGATCTTTTTTCCGCAAACCCAGAAAATGTTTTCTTTTCGTCTTCTTCTTTAGGTTTGTTTTCAAGAATACGCTGTTCTTCTTCAATACGTGTAAGTATTTCAAAAGCATCGAATATTGCTAGCTTTTTAGTTGCCGCTGCGTTTTTTAATCTATCAGCAGATACATCATCTTCTGTATTAGTAATGATTTTTTCTTCTGCTACTTTAATTAATTCATCAACTGCTTTGCGACCAGCTAGGATTATATTCTTCTTCGTCTCCTTGATATTCATATTTAATTGTAATTCTATGAAGCGGCACTCTATATAAACGTTCGCCTTCTATATTAAATTCGTATTCGCTATTTGGCTTAAAGCCTACTAAATTGTTTTTATATTCTTCATTTGATGAATATTTAACAACGCCCTTAAGCGGCTCTTCCGGCTGTAAAGAAAACTTATCTTTATTTTTTATAGGCTTTATAAAACAAAAGCCATCAACGCATTGCCATTCTAAATTATGTTTGTACGCGTATATTTGATCGGGCTGCGCAAAAAACAAATCTTCACTATAATAAGATTTGCTATTTTTTTCATCGCCTCTTACGTCTCTAAATCTTCTAAAAACATTATGATGCAATATAACCTCATCGCCAACATTTATATTTGTGGCTGCCGCAATTGGCAAAGCTGTAACTACACCTAGTCTGCTGGTATAATTATGGTTTTGCACATCTGTATTTAAAAGAAGTTCTTTGCCGTCTATTTCTTTTTTAGCTGATGACCTAGACGTTTTAGGTTTCACCATAAAATTAAAGACGCTCTTCATTAGTAGTTTAAATCATACTCTACAGAGATAGCCATGTTTTTATTAAAATCTTTCCACGGCATAACCATATCGTCTTTTTGAATATAGATAGAATACTTTTCTTCTTCTTCTATAACGTTAACTATAGTATGACCACCATAAACCTCTTGCCCAACAGAATAGTGCATAGCGTCATTTTTATAGTCCTTACCAACGGTTATTTTTCTAATTACTTGATCCATTGGTAAGTTCTCCTGTCATTAAATCAATTTGCTGCCCGTCGTACTTTTTTTCAAGTATCTGCTTTTCGGCGCGAAGCTTTGCTATAAAACCCTGCGCTTCTAATACAGCTTGCTGCTTTTGCATCTCTAATGTGCCAACAGCCAATTGAGTTTGATTAATATGCTTTACTAAAGTCTGCAAAGACTCTAGTTCTTTCTTAGTTACTTTTTTCATTTAATTAAATTTAATTTATTATTTTTTATCTATAAGCTTGAATGCTAGCTGTAGTTCCAGCGTTTGGCACAACTGTTGAACTTGGTATTTCTCCAGAAGGCAAATTAAATACAAAAGCGTCATGAGAAGAGCTAAAAGTATCAGCGGGGACCTTAACGTCGTCGCCAGCTTCTAATCCAAGCGCCATTTCTTGTATTTTTATAGAAGTAATAGTATTGCTATCATTAACAATTATTACAAAAGAATAAGTACCGCGATCTCCATCATTTGGATCATCGGCATCGTTATCATCTATTACTAAATTTACAGTATAAGTTCCCGCAACAAATTCTACATGACTTGTACCTGTAGCTGTAAGTACACCTGATGATTGGTTATCTACTATTTCTTGAAATTGGTCTAAGCCTCTACTACCAGAATATGCACCTAAAACAAAATCCGCTAATATATTTGTAAATGTACCAGCTGTAATTCCGTTAATACTTTTAATATTAGAAAAATTAGGGTCTTTTCCATGTGGTACATAAACTATATTACCTGCACTATTACAGTACATTGCTGTAGGTTTTGTATCTATACGAATATCATTCGCTTTTGATGCGGTAAGCGTGACAGGTGCTGTTTCTGTAATAAAGCCCTGTGCTGTTTGATGTGCTGAATTTGACATTTTATGTTTTTTATTTTTTAATTAACAATTCCATCTACGGCGAGCTGCGCGACCACGTTCGCTTGTCCAGCTTTTAGAACGTGCACAAAACGCTTTACGACGCTTAGCAGCCTTACTTCCTGGCTTTAACTTAGAAGGAGGTGTGGTGACAGCTGTTTGTAGTTTACTCCCTGGATTATCTTTTCTATATTTTTCCACACCTTTTTTAGTCATACCTCCACCGGCTTTTGCGCCTGTACCTGTAGGATTAGCTTTATTATAATATCCTAAAGACTTTTTACGTGACGGCGCATTACTTTTTCTTCTCTCTAAAGGCGATGAGTGTGGACAAGGGCATTCTTTACCCCCCATTTTTGCTTTTTTAGTTATAGGTACTCCGTACATATTATTTCTTTGTTTTATTATACGCCTCTTTTTCCCATGGTAAATTTTTAGCGCCTTCTAACATATTAGCTCTTTGATACACTCTGGCTGGAGTTTTAGTATTAGGCTTCCACGTAACTGTTTCGTTATCGTAATCTAAACGACCCTGCCCCATTTGTTGCAAGTGAACTTTTTCGTGTTCAACAATTTCGTTTATTTGTTTTTGCGGTAAGCCTTTCTTAACAAATATAGTGCCGTCTCTGTTAGCCTCACCTTGTATGTTTGGATCTAATTTTTTTTCAAACACAGGCATGCCATATTCAGAAGCTTCTTCGTTTATACCGAGTAATTGCGCTATACTTCTAAGCTTAAATGCCATTATCTATCTTTATCTTTAATCATATCATCTATAGCTTTGTTATAAACTTTATCAGTATATGATTTATTTTTATAAAACTTACTTGACGGTCCAATAGGTAAATCTTCATAACCTAGCATTACGTTGTACATGCGAGTAATTAAACGTTTACCTTTTGATGAAACCTTAAATACACTATATTTAATTGTAGTTCTATTGCGATGCCGCCAAACATCTATCCAACCTTCACTTCTTAAGCGCTCCCACCGCTTTTTATCCCAAGCGAAGGTGTAAGTGCCGTTAATAAAATCATCACGTGTAAAACGACCTTTACAATCTAAATAGATAAGCAACTCGAGGTCAGCGTCTAAAATATTATAGGTTTTGCTCGCCCATTTGCGAACAAGCCTATAATACTTAAACAAATTTATATTTCGTAGATCTTCCGGCGTTAGCCTCATTCTACAATAACAACATCGCCGAGATTGATAACGTGATACAATTCGTCGTTCCATTCGATACCGTGACCAGCGTGTTTATCATAATGAATAATATCTCCAGCTTTAATACCTTCAATCTTATCACCAGCAGTTACAACCTCAGCCTTTAAGTACCTAACGTCTTTATTTTGATCTTCTGTTAATTCTAATCCGCCAACTTTCTTAGCTGCTTCTTTGATTTTACGGATTACTATAAAATAATTAATTGCTTTCATTTTGCCTCTTTAATTCTTTTTTAGCCGCCCGTGCTAATCTAGCCTGCGTCATTTTACCCATTACCTTTGCTCTTTGCTCTAATACAGTTAGTATTTGTATTTTACGAGCGTAAGGTTTATTTATTTTTTTTACTTTAGCTATTGTAGCTTTAGCATCTGCTACCGTAGCAAACTTAATACTTACTGTATCTTTCGGGTTTTCGTCTGTATATAAACGTCTGCCGCTACCTTTAGGCTTTTTGCCTGTGCCAACTTTAGGATCTGCCATCTTCAATACGCTGATTAGAAATTATACAATCTGCAGACATGATAGTTGTAGCTACACTTACCGCATTTTTAAGTGCTGTTTTAGTTACAAGTACAGGATCAATAATGCCTGCTTTTATCATATTTACAATTTTACCGGTTTTAGCATCTACTCCTTTGTTTTTAGAAACAATAGGTTCGGATAATAAAATACCTGCATTTTTTAGAATAGTATCAAACGGTGAACGTATTGCACTTAATAATACTTTATGCCCTATACTTGTAGATTTAATTTTTTGCGAAGCGTGCAGTAAAGCAGCGCCGCCTCCAGACACAATACCTTCTTTTAACGCAGCTTGCACAGCATAAATCGCATCTTCAACGCGGTCTTTTTTTTCTTTTAGCTCGACTTGCGAGTTAGCCCCAACGTATACGATACCGACACTACCGGAGAGCATGGATAACCGTTGTTCAAGCTTGGTTTTAATGAATCCGTTAGTTTCTTCGCTGATTTTTTTACGGACATCTTCAATACGTTCTTGCAGTAGTTCCGGGTCAACATCTGTTTGTAAAACTGTGTTTTTATTATTAGTAACTGCTTTTATAGCGGACCCTAAAACGGAGGGGTCGATCAGGTCTAAATCATCGCCCAACTGCTCATTAATAATTGTAGCTCCAGTTAATAAAGCTAAATCTTCTACTGTGTCCTGTTTTGTAGGTCCAAACCCGGGTATATCGATAATATTAACCTTAATATTACCTTTTACTTTATTAGCGATTAACGTTTGGTATGGTTGTTGTTCCACGTCCGCTATAATAAGCAAAGCTCTATTGTTTTTAATAGCATATTCTAATATAGACTGAATGCGTCTAATATTAGGTATTGGCGAAGTTATTATAAGCACTAGTGGGTTTTCTAGTTCTGCAACTCCTTTATCTTTGTTAGTTAAAAGATGAGGTGACTTTATACCTGAATCAAACTGTGTGCCCTCAACAAAATCAACATATGTTTCATTTGTTTCGGACTCTTCCATTAAAACGATACCATCTTGTCCAGCCTGGCTGAAAGCTTCACTAATCTTATCTCCAATTTCTTTGTCGTTGTTACAGCTAATGTATGCAACTTGCTGCAGCATTTGATCAGCAACCGGTATACTGGAATCAGTAAGATATACACTGATTTTCTTAGCACAATCTTCAATGCCTTCTTTAACGATTCTAACTTCTGTTTCATCTTCTAGCTTATTGTATTCTGTTAAAATAGCATGAGCAAGCACGGTAGCCGTTGTGGTACCATCGCCTGCTTCACGCACTGTATTAGCCGCGGCCTCTTTAATAAGAGTCGCACCTATATTCTCGACCGGATCTCTTAAGACTACGCTTTCCGCAACGGTTACACCGTCTTTTGTAATTACCGGCCGGCCCAAAGCGTCTTCGTATACTACGCATTTACCTGAGGCCCCTAATGTGGACTTCACTGCGTCTGTTAACTTATTGACGCCGGACATAATTTTTGTATTGGCTTTATTGCCAAATGTAAGATCTTTAACGATCTCGCTAGGATTGTAATATTGCATTATATTAAATTAAATTAGTTTTAGTTTACTCGAATGTTTTAATGACCTTAGGCCCTTTAATAAATTCAAGCTTTTTCGAATAGTGCTCAACAGATTTATCGATTGCTAGTTCAGCACCTTCAACTGTTTCCCTGCGAGTTACATCTTTCCAGGAATCTTCCCAACTAAGCTCTGTTTGATAGAAGCCGTTAGGCAGTTGAACAATTCTCCAGTTTTTCTTTGCCGAAGCATGTTCCCAAAAAGATTTGGTTTCTTCGGATACTTGTTGGTTACCACTTGACGTAGTGGTAGTACGGTAATAAAAAGTCATATGGTTTTAATTTAGTTACTTGGTTTAAAAACAGGCGAGCCGAAACCCGCCTGCTATTTTTTTTAATTAGCTATTAGCTGTGAGCAGCGTCAACAGTAATAGTTCCAACAGCTGTAATGCCACCGATGTAATTTCCTGTAGCGTCATCACCTACAACTATAAATCCAGCGTCAGCAGCCAAAGGAGCGTTTGCCGCGGTTACAATAGCTTCAATAGCTGTTTTGTGTGTATTAGCAGCAACCGTTACTACCACACTGTCGCTTATAGTATGATCATCATGAGCATGCACGTTATTAACAGATTTAAAAGCAATTGTAAGTGTAGTATCACTTGCTGGCTCAAAACCTGTTATGTGGCTAGCTGGGAAACATATTGAGTTTCCTGATCCGTCGTCATCTCCTAAAGCGGCTTCAGTTCTAAAGTACAAATAGTTCATTTTTTTCTTTTTTTAGTTAATGAATAATTTTATATATCTATAATTACTTGCGCATCATCTTAGTTAAGTCTTTAGTTTTGCCTTCGCTACCCATTGAGGATCCGAACCAATAACCGTAAACATCGCCAAGCGTTCTAAGGAAAAAACCACTAAATGTAGTAATCAATCCTTTCTGCACTTCAGTAAGTGTTGACCAATCTAATATATCTGTAAAGATAGCGACAGCCAAACCTATAGCTATAGCTAATGTGATATAGGTTAATATATCAGGGGTAGCCTTCGATTTACCCAGCTCCCGTGCCGCGTTTCTATCTTTTATTTCTTGTTCATAGGCTTCTTTAATAAAAGCCTTCTTTTCTTCTGGTGTATCAATAAACTTATCTGCAACCTGTACAGCTTTGTCTATTAGCGAGCCGCCGGCTCCACCGATAATTTTATTTAATATCCCCATAAATTATCTTTTAACTTTGGTAGCGTTGAAAATCAAACCCCTGCTGGCCGCTTTGTTTTTTGTACGCTTCTATTGCTTGGCTGCGGGATTCGGTTAAAAAGCCTTTAATTTTTGCAGATTTAAGAACTTCTTCATCACTCATATTAGGGTCATTTATACCAATATCTTTAAGCATCGCTCTTGCCGCGTTAACAGTGCCTTTTTTAATATCTTTTTTAACATCTCCTTCGATTTGCTTAAAAGGAGCTGGTTTCATTTTAAATGCCATAGTGTTTATTTTTTATCTTTACCAAGACGCTTTCTTACGATGTCTTGTGTTCTACGCATTTTAGCCGCGTATTTCGGGTCTTTATTGCGTCTGAATATAATCTGTTGGTTAAGGCTACTAATAATCTTAGATAGATTACCTTTACGCGATTTGATCATCCAGCTAGCTAATGCAGGCGCTGCTAAGTCTCTAAA